CGGGTTCATTATCTAAATGGTACTTATTACCACCAGCATCCTTCCAAGCACCATTCTTGTGCTTGCGAATAAAAAACTTATGATTTTTGTCATTGCTTTCTATTTTCCATTTTTGTTCATGCTGGTTACTAATGTGACCAGCAAAACCACCTTCATGCCAATCTTTTTTCCATGGCAATTGAGTGCAGTCCATCTCTCTGATAACCATTTTTTTGTCGTTGATAACCTCAACCACCTCATACGGTTCACAGTCAGAATATCCATGCTTATTAGCAAATTTAAATTCTGTGTGGTTTTTCATATTCATTGTTGTCCTCCTGTGATTGTATTTCGTTGATTACATTATTAAAATCCTGTCTGCATTTTGCATATTCATCGTTCTCGACTTTGCCATATGCTTTTCTATTACTGTTAAGAACTTTAATCGTTCTAGTTGCTGTATTGCCATCGTCTCCAACTGCCCAGCAAACTGCTTCAAATATTTCTGCTTCTGTATAAATTCTTTTCATATTCTTTCTCCTTTAAATAAAGTAATATATGTAAGCGAATACACTTACTGGAATTCCTAGAGCAACATAGAACCAATCTTCCTTGCTCGCTAATTTTAAATCTTTAATGATCCATTTAATAACTTTCATATCTTTCTCCTTAAAAATTAACTAATAATATTGCTACACCAAAAACTAGTGCAGTTGCTACGATTGATAAAAATAAAGCAAATAACATTATTTACCTCCATTATTTTTGTAGTCTCTTTCTTGAGCTCTGTTCCAAACGTCTATGAATCTTTCTAACCATTCACATTGACTCATCGTTGCAGATTCGTGCATTAGCATTTCGTCAGCACTAGTTAGAGGTTGTAAGTTTTTATTCTCTGGTCTGTCGCCCCAGTTGTTGTAAATTTTTACTAATTTATTAATCATTTTCTTTCTCCTTTATTTTAATAAATATAATAAATTAATACATTATATTACATAGGTCGCAATACTTTTCTATTTTATGGCTAATTTCTGCGGTTTTTCGAAGACGCAGGATCCGTCTTCTGAGACCATTAATATGCGAATTCCTAATTCTTTTTGTTGTTTCGATGGTGCACGTTTAATGAAATATCCTGCATGTGTTCCTGTCTTTCTTTTGCTTGTCGACTTTACATCTACTAATAAAATTTCTCCTTTGTCGTTTAATCCAATTAGATCGCATGGCCCTAACTTAGAAATATTATCGAAGACCCAATAACCTAACTTTGTTAAATACTGAATTGCATGCAAGTGAGATGTAAATCCCTTTTTATGTTTATGATCCATGAGGCATGTTATGTGTAACATTATTAAAATAATTTGTATTATTTATTTTGATTCACGGCCCCTGGAACACTTATAAGCATAATTTGGCTCGGCCATCATGTTATTTTGTAAAGTATGTCAAAACAAGTGTGGTAGTGTGAGGATGGCAAATTTTATAGAGTATTCTTGGATTATTTCCTCACATTTGTAGTGTGAGGCAAGTGTGAGGATGTGTGGTTTAAAATATAAAAATGGCAGTTTTACTGAATTTTATTTTAACGTGAGTAGAAATTAGTTATAAGTTTTGTTATAAAATGTGTGTGAAATTATGCTTATAGGAGCAAAAAAATGAAAATAGATGGAAGAAAAGCCAGAAAGATGACACCAAATCAGTTAAGATTTGTACATGAATATTGTTATCATACATTAACTGGTAAACAATCTGCTTCAGAGTCTGCAAGAAAAGCTGGTTACTCTGAGAAGATTGCTAGGAAAACTGCTTA